CCGGTGCCGTGAATGACGAATAACTGCATGTCACCACTTCCCCGCTGGGCACGATTCCTCTAGTAGGCGAACCTTTAAGCGCATGTAGCAGGAGCACACCTTGCACTGGCCGGTGTGCCGAAAGAACTCCGGGCATGACCGGCATACCTCTAGTCGACGTAGCCAGAGTGGGGCGTCGTGGTCATTTTCCATGACCCAAGAGTAATACACGAGCGCTATACCGCACGCCCGTGATATCCGGACTATGTGGCACACGGTGCCTACAGTCCATGGGTTGTGTCTACTTTCCGGAAAAATCGAATTCGTCAAGCCGTCAGCGTGTGGACCGTCGGAACGGCGGCCCTCTTCGCCTCGATGCTCGCACCGCTGTTTGATGCCGGCCCAGTTCGAGCAGCGACAATTTCCTTTGAAAGTACGTCCGCGGCGCGCGTAACACTTGGGTCACTTGCTGAAAATACGCAGTGTCGGTCACTAAGCAAGTCCGGCATTGGGCCGTACACCATGACCGGCAGTGGATACTCGTATGAAACGGATAAGAACTACACCAGTAGCGCAAATCTTCGAGAAGGCGACGAGACGGGTAGTGGCAATCTGACCTTCACTCGCAACACGGGAGTGTCATATTCCGGTAAAAGCGATGTCGTGCAACTGGTATCGCAGGGACAGATTTCCTTTAATAATTCGTGCGACGGCAGCCAAGTGTTCGGTTCGGTGTTTGGGCCGGAACTTTTCACCGAAGCGTTCCAGGCAACGTCCGGTCAAGCCCTCTCCTACCAGTGGGCTGCGGCTGGCGGGTGGGACGACTACGAGACGTACGGGTTCCTTGTTGAACTCACTGACAGCGACAGCGACGGCTCTTACTCCGACGAGTACGGCGGTACGACGACCCTGTTGTCATACGGCCGTGGTATTTCGCAATCGTGGAAAACTACGACTGGCTCCATTTCCGAGAGTGGCTGGTACCGGTTCCGTTTCGTCAATGGCACCTACGACGCCAGCGGTGGGCAGGCACTTGGCGCCTCGATGTACGTGGACGCCGTGGTGGTGGTTGGCCAGCCCAACACCATCACCTTCCCCGCCCTGAGCGACGTCATCACGTCTGGCTCCACGCAGGAGGTCAGTCTCAGCGCGACCGTCTCTTCCGGAGAATCAATTACATATACCTCCACGACGACTAACCGTTGCACCGTGAGCGGAAGCACCGTGACGGTCCTGGCGAACGCTACCGGGTTGTGCAGCATCAAGGCCGACAGCGAGGCCAACGGCTCGTACGTTGCCGCAAGCACGGTCACGCGGTCCTTCACCATCCTCGCCGCAGCCGTGGCGCCCACGTATTCCGGCGGTGCGTCAATCTCGGGCACGTTGGCTGGCGGCGAGACGCTCACTGCCAACGATGGGTCGTGGGGTACCGGCGGCGCCGCTATCACGTCGACTACCTACCAGTGGCAGCAATCCGCGGACGGCTCGACGTGGAGCGACATCGCCGACGAGACGGCATCCACGTTCGTCCCCATGGGCGCCCAGGTCGGCAAGTATCTGCGTGTCGCGGTCACCAAGACCAACTCCGTTGGTTCTACTACGGGTAACAGTTCTGCCTCGTCATCGGTGATTGGTGCGTTCGTCCAGGACTATGCGACCGATGGCGTCAATTACTGGGTCTATGACAACTACACCGACCAAGCAAATGCCTACAACGCTGCGCCCGTGATTCCCCCGACGACGCCGATTATCGACTTCGGCAACGTCGACGACATCGACGAGGCGTGGGGTGGCGGCGTCATCCACAACGGCGACGTCGGCGAGGACGTCGTAGTCAAGTACATGGGGCACCTCAGTCCGCCCGACGACCAGACGTATTACACGTGCATCGCCTCGGACGACGGCGCGCGGCTTATCATCGACGGCGACACGCTGATTGACGACTGGTATGACCGCGGCGGTGGATGCGGTGGCACGGCGGACCTCGACTTCAGCGACGGAGATGCCAAGCCGTTCACGATTTGGTATTACGAGAATGGCGGCGGCGCCTTCATTCAGTGGCTGTACTACACGGAAAATGGAACCTGGGACGTCATTCCTGATTCATGGTTTACGGATGACGGTCCGACGCCGACGACCACGACGACGACCACTACAACCACGACCACCACTACAACAACCACCACAACTCCAGAGCAGGCCAAGGAGGCCGAGCGCAAGGAAGAGCAGCGGCAGGAGTACGAGAAAACCAACGAGTGCGAGAAGGTGAATCATGCGTATGAGTCTTGCCCACTCTGGCCTGGACGTACATCCACCAGCACCTCGACCTCCGTTCCGAGTGCGACAACAACCAGTGAGCCACCCCAGACGACCCTTCCGCCGCCTGGAACGACCCTTCCACCTAGCCCTTCGTCTTCAGCAGTAAGTACCAGTAAGCCGCCCAAAGCAGAAACGTCGGTACCAGGTAGTGCCACGACGCCTCCACCAGGAATATCGCCAACATCTGCGCCAGGTACCAGCCTGCCGCCACAAGGTCCAACGGATTCATCGGCGCCCAAGCCTACGGAAACCAGCCAGCCAAAGCCAACTGATTCGAGCCAGCCGGAACTTGTCCCGACTCAGATTAACGACAAACTAACCGATGTCGTCTCTGGAGATTCGCCCGAGAAGGTTGAGGCGCTGGTCGAGGTATTTGAGTCGTCCACAGTAGAGCCATCGGTTGTAGTGGCGACGGTGACCCTCATTCTGTCGAGTGGCGTGTCTTCTGGTGAGGCTACGGCTCTTGCAACTAGCGAAGCGGTCGTGCAAAACGTCGCCCCAGAGCAAGCGCAGCAGATTTTCCAGGTCATTGATGAGAGCGCGATTACCGATGAGCAGGCGGCAGAAATCGTTGATGCGGTTCAAGACGCGCCAAATGATATTCGTGGCGTATTCGAAGACGCAGTGTCGCTGTTTCAGGGCGCCTTTGACGAATACACCATGCTTGGCTCAACCATCAATGTCGGTCAGCGCCGCACGGTCGTGGCAACAACTCTTCTCACGACGACGGCGTCGGCAATGGCGTCCATCGTCGGCGCCAGCGCTGCGCCCGCGGCGCCATCTACCCCAGCGTCTAGCAAGACGGGCCCATCACCGGATATGGCGGCTCGACGGAATGATGAGGAGGAGATGGAGCCTAATGGAGAAATCGCCGGTGACGGTTTAGATTGGGTAAAGCGCATCAAAATCTTTAGATACGAAGATGGAGTGAGAGTCTTGGACTGGAAATCATTCTTTATGAAGTTCTCGTACGGCCTGATGAACATGGGCTTTACGCTTGCGGGGTCGCTGGTTGTGTACCTGACGCTGTCCGGAACCATCCAGAAGATTGCCGGTATTGCGACTGTCGTCGCCTTTGCGGCGGCAATGTGGCTGCACATGAAGGAGCCCACTGAGTAATGCTCGACGGGCTCGACCTCGGCGCCGTCATCGGCGCCATTTCGCTTATCGTCGTTGCCATCATTGAGCGCCGCACGCGTCGTGAGGACAATCGCTGGGAGCAGAATAGGGAGGAGCACGAAGCGCTGGTCGGTCGGATGGAGGACATTGGGAGCAGCCTGGGGCGCTCGCTTGACCGCGTGGAGTCCAATCTGACGGACCACATTGACAGCCTGTCGCGCAAGGTCGAGCGCCTTGACGGGACCGTTGTGTCACATCTCGAGGACCACGCTCGCGGCGAATTTGTAAATCCGTAAATAAAAATACGACGAGCGGGCTGCTTGGCTTTCGCTACACTTTCGCAACCCCGAACTAATTGGAGAACGCAATGAAACTTGATGTGTTGGACATGGCAAAGCGCGAGTGCAAGGGCGATGCCAGCGAGCAAGAGGTGCAGTGGTTACTGCAGCCCGAGAATCACTATTCCTGGTGTCAGGCGCTCATCACTGCGCTTTCGGATTTCGACTCCCAGGTGCTGTTCCACAAGACGCGCTTGCAGATGCTGGCCCACGATGCCGAACTTGGGGTGACGCCGCGCGAGGAATACCTCATGGAAAAGGAAAAGTTTGAGGGGTGGCTGCGAAAGTCGACCCGCTACCGCAATGGCATCAGCCAGCGCCTTGGCGAGGTCAAGACCCTCCTTGGCAATCACCCAGTCCTTGAGCACATCGAGGAAAATGCCCGTCTTATGAGGGCAATCGCGGACCACCGCCGCGCCGCGCGGGACGGCCAGTTTGGCGAAGAGACGCACGACCTCAAACTCTGGGCAACCATCATCGAGCAGTAATGCATCAGGAATTCGGTCCGATTATTCGGGCCGTCCGCACGCTTGCCAACGTGTGCGATGGGGCTCATGCCCAAGACGGCGCGGGTTTCAATAAGGGCGATAGCAGTTTTGGCACTCGCGTCGCCATGATTGCCGACGATAAATGGACGGCGGCCCTTGCCTATCAGTCGTGGCTCATGCTGGCAAAGTATGCAAAACAATTGACGAAGTACGGCATCGACTATGACTCGATTCCAGCGCCGCCCCGCAGTCGCGAGCACCCCGAAGCCGACCTGCAGCGCCTTGCCGACGAGCGCCGCGCTCTGGGCAAAAACGTAGTGACCAGCAATGGATTTGTTTACGTTATCGAGGCCGAATACGACCCGCAGTTAATCTCCTTAATTAGCGCCATTCCTGGAGCCACATGGAATAGTTTGGCGACGTGCTGGGTAGTGCCGCGCTCCAGCCAGGTGGAGTTGACGCAGTTGGTTAGCCGCTATAATTTTGCTACGTCGCAAGACGTCATCAACCTAAAGCAGGAACCGAACGGTGATATGAACATCAAGGGCAGCATCTTTCTCGGCAAGTCCAACAAACTCATCTACGACTTTGCCTACAACCAGACGATTGTCAATGCCATTCGCCTCATCCCCGGCCGCATGTGGGATACCAAGAAAAAGGTCTGGACGTCACCGCTCACAATTCAGGCGGTGGAGATTGCCGACAAGTTCGACTTGTACATGGAGAAGGAACTTCGCGAGCACCTCGCGCGGGAGGCCGAGGCGGCAAAGGAGTTGCTCGAGCAGTCGACATCGGTCGACGCGGATATTGAGATTCCCACACTGTCGGGGACACTCATGCCGTATCAGCGTGCAGGCGTCGCATATGCGTCGCGCGTCGGGCGCTGCCTTATCGCGGACCAGATGGGACTCGGTAAGACCGTAGAGGCAATTGCAACGCTAGAGAGTCGTGACGCATTTCCGGCGGTCATTGTGTGTCCGGCGTCGCTGAAAGAAAACTGGCGCCGCGAGTTGACGAAGTGGCTCCCGCACCGCACCGTCAACGTACTGTCGTCCAAGGACGAGGTACTAAACGTCGACGTCAACATCATCAATTACGACATTCTTGCCAAGTTCATCGACCCGCTAACGCACCTCAAGCCCCAGGGCCTGGTCTTTGATGAGTCGCACTACGTCAAGACCGGCGCGTCAAAGCGTACAAAGGCCGCGCGGGCCCTGGCAGCCGAGGTGCCCCAGACCGGTTCGGTGTTGCTGCTGTCCGGGACTCCCGTCACCAACCGACCCGAAGAACTTGTGTCGCAACTCGAAATCATGGGGATGCTGGGCAAGTTCGGAGGTAAGTGGAACTTCCTGAAGCGCTACACGGGTGCGTTCCATAACGGTTTCGGGTGGGATACGAGCGGTGCAAGCAACCTTTCGGAACTCAACACCAAACTGCGCCAAAACTGCTACATCAGGCGCGTCAAGGATGAGGTGCTCAAAGAACTGCCCGAAAAAACCCGCAATGTCGTCACTATCGAGCCGTCCGGCACGGGCTACAAGGAGTACCGCCAAGCCGAGGACGACTTGTACCTATTCCTCAAGTCCAATGGATACCGGAGTGCCGATAGCGCCGAGCACCTTTCGCGGACGGTAGTTCTCAAGCGCCTTGCGGCCCACGCCAAGATGGAGGGGGTCATTGAATGGATTGACTCATTCCTGGCCTCGTGTGACCGCAAGTTGGTGGTCTTTGCCCACAACGTGGATGTCGTGGACTACCTCGCCGAGCGATATGGCGGGCTGCGTGTTTCGGGTCGCGACGACATGGAAGAGCGCCAGCATGCAGTAGATTCATTTCAAAATGACCCGGCCAGCCGAGTCATCGTGCTGAATCTGCAGGCCGGTGGCGTTGGTATCACATTGACGGCTGCATCGGACGTGGTGTTCGTTCAAATGGGATGGACGCCGGCCGAGCACGACCAGGCCGAAGACCGCTGCCACCGCATCGGGCAGACCAACAACGTGCAGGCGTGGTACCTCATTGGCTCTGGGACGATTGACGAACATATCTACGACATTGTCGACGACAAGCGCACGGTCGTTGATGCGGTGACCGAAGGCGACGACGCGATGCAGCAAAGTGTTATTGGCGACCTGATGAAACGCCTGATGGCGCAAAAGGACGACTAGCACTGCCATAGCCCCCGTATACGGGGATTCCGATGAGACTTGGACTACGCCTTCACCGGCGTCCATGTCAAAGGAGTTCCCCATGGCTAAGAGCAAGATGCATGTTGACCAGGCCGCGAAGGGCGGGGCGCTTGGCGTCCTCGTCTATCTGGCGGCGAAGTATGACCTCGACCCGGAAGTGGTGGCGCTTCTGATGCCGGTCGCGGCCGCTGCTCTCTCGTGGGCGTCCACGAAGGTTGGCGACCCGATGGTGGCGTCGTTCTTTGCCCCCAAGGCCGAGACGAAGAAGAAGTAGGGAGGACGCGAATCAGGAGCGCTCGGTGGTGACCAGGCCCGCCGAGCGCTCTTCGCACAATCATCATGGAACAACTGAAGAACATCGGCCTGAGAATTGTTGCCACGTTCGCCGCTAGCGGGCTTGGCGTTATTGGGGCCGGCACGATTGCCGGCGTTCCGCTGGTCAAGGCCATCTTCATGGCCGGTATCGGCGGCGTCGCTACGGTCATCGAAGGGCTGTCCCGCGCATTCCTCGACGACGGCAAGTTGTCCGTCGACGAAATTAATTCCGTTTTTGCTAAGGTCGACAAGAAGTCGGGCTCGGCGCCCGCCCCGTCAACAAGTGAGGTTGCGTAATGTCTGACCTTTACATCAAGAAACTGACACCCCCGGCAGATGTCGCGGGTCATAAGCCCGGCAAACTGCCAGACAGCATCCTGTCCAAGGTCGATGGCGGGAAACTGCACTGGCTCGCCGCCAATGCCTGGAAGGCGATGAAGGCAGCCGCCGCCGCCGATGGCGTGGAACTGAAGCCAACTTCGGCTGGCGACCTGTATCGCACCTATGACTCACAACTGGCTGCGTTCAATCAGCGCTACGTCGACCACGAGATTCCTGGTCAGTCGACCCGGACATTCGAGGGTAAGAAGTTCTGGCTGAAGAAGGGCATGGCGCCGCTCGCTGCGCCAGGCACCAGTCAGCACAACAGCGGTTTGGCCGTTGACGTTCATACCGCCAGTGGTGAGCGCCTGAAGTGGATGGTCGCTAACTGCGCAAAGTTTGGCTGGTCATGGGAGGTCGTACCTGAGGAGCCATGGCACATCCGCTATGTCGAGGGTGACAACGTGCCCGAGGCCGTGAAGGCATGGATGGACGCGAATCCGGCGGAGGCATGCAAGCCAGGTGCCGCTGCTCCGGCTGCCGCGCCAGCCTCTGCGGCTGCGCCTGCGCAGGCACCGGCCCCCAAGCCCGCTGCCTCGGCGCCCGTTGCCGACGCGAAGCGCGGCAAGGACAACGCTGCGACTAACCCAGTTCTCAGACTCGGCTCGAAGGGTCCTGCCGTCAGGACGATGCAGAACCTTCTGTCGAAGATGGGGTTCAAGACTGCCGTCGATGGCGACTTCGGTCCGAAAACCGAGGCTGCTGTCAAGGCATACCAGAAGACGGTCGGTCATGCCGAGGACGGGGTGTGTGGTCCCAAGATGTGGGGCCGCCTCTACCCCTGACCCTCGGACACTTATCTGACTGCCTAATTTACACTAGGCATCGCAACTAGCAGAACGAAGGAGTTTCTCAAATGGCTGCACTTACATCCACAATCACCTTCGACGTTCACGACTGCAAGGTCTACCCCGTGACCGCCGATGCGACTGGTGGCATCACCTACGGCGCCGCCGTGGACGTCCCCGGTATCCAGGAAGTTTCGGTGGAGCCGAACTTCATCACCGCCGAGTTGAAGGGTGACGGTCAGATTCTTGCCAAGAAGGGCAAGATTGACCGCCTCAACTTCTCGGCGACTTATAGCGAACTGAGCCTCGATGTGCTCTCGACGCTGTTCGGCGGCACGCTCACCACTGGTGGGACGGGCTCGGCCGAGACGGTGGAGTATGAGTTCACGGGTGGCTCGCTTCCGTACTTCAAGATTGAGGTCCTCGTGAATGACCTCGAGTCTGACCTTGCGGAACTGGTGTTCGTGCTCAACAAGTGTCAGGTGACCGGCGGTACGCTCATGTCCGGTTCGACCGACAACTTCTCGAGCCCGACATTCGACGCTGAGGCGATTCTGCCGAAGGCGACCGGCACGGGCTTCGGTACCCTTGAGTACCGCGAGTCGGCGACCGGCCTCTCGGCCTAATTCACACAACCTAGTTCTGCTGTAGCAGCGCCGGCCCTTCGGGGCCGGCGTTTGCTATGTCCGTGCACATGCCCTAGAGTGGTCGCATGGACTATACACCTATCGTTTTGAAGAACAAGGGCGTTCCCGCAGAGTTCGCCAAGACAAAGAAGAATGACGACGGCACGTGGAGCCGCGTATTTGGCGCTGATGGCGAACCCGAAACGCACATCTTGCACATTCGCGTCACGAACAACACCGTGGCCGAAATGGAGGAGACGTGGGGTTCGCTTGATGGTTGGCAGGATGCCATGGACAAGCAGC